GATACTCAGATCAATACATTAGACGAGTTAGAGCGGACGCAAGAGACCCACTCTGTCAAGTCTTAGAAGCGGCAGGAGTGCCTGTAGAGGAAGACGTAATGTCGCCTAGTACTAAGGTATTCTCCTTCCCAATACAATCTCCTGAAGGCGCTGTAGTGGCCTCTGAGATGGGGGCAATGGAACAACTTGAGCTATGGGAAATTTACCAGGATTTCTGGTGTGAACATAAGCCGTCTATGACCTGTTACTACCGTGACGACGAGTTCTTGGAAGTGGGTCAGTGGTTGTACAATAAGTTCGACAAGATAAGTGGAGTTAGTTTCCTCCCTTATTCCGAACATACGTACCAACAAGCGCCTTATGAACCCATAGACTTAGAGACCTATGAGAAGCTGAAGAAAGAGTTTCCTGAGACCATTGATTGGGCAATCTCAGAAAACTCAGACATGACGGAAGGGTCTCAACAGTTAGCCTGCACTGGTAATAACTGTGAGTTGTAAACTTAAGGGGTCTTATGACCCCTTTTTTTATGCCACGGCTTGATTTTGATAGGCTGAAAATAAAATATTGTAAGCTTCAGGATTTTTTTGCTTTAAATCGTCAAGAGTACCAGCCTTCATCATTTTTTCAAAAGCCTTGGACTTACTAGAGGCGCTAGAAGACTTAAAAGCTTCTGTTTCTTCGTTTCTCATAAAAGACTCAGTTGACAAACCTAAAGCACTGTCGTACTCATTAAAATTTTCTTCTATAAAAACACCAAGAATTTTAAGAGTGTCTTCGGTCGGTGTTGTCTTTGGTGGCATAGCGTCTCTAAGACGTGCAGCAGACCTTTCAGGATCTAATATAAACCTAATAAAGTTTCTGTCGTTGTTTTGATGAATTAAGTTCATTAAAGTGTACAAAATCTCAGGAGTTAGGTTGGATCTTGCTTCCAAAACTGATGGATCAAGTTTCAATAAGCTTTCTAAGTAACTGTTCATTGAGCTAATTCTAGGAATAAACTCAAGAAGCAAATTAAATTTAGCTGTAGCTTCTTTCTGCGCTTTTGATGTTGGTAAGTTGTCAATTGCAAATTTTAAAGATTCTTTAGCTTCTACATTTTCGAAAGCGTTAACAAAAGCAGTGGCCCTGTCTTTTAGGGGTACAACTTCTTCTCCTTTTGTTTTAAGTGATTTAACAACTTGAGCAGCCGTCTTTTCTCTTTGGGAAGTTGCTCTAGCCGCTTTAAACGCAGGAGAAGCTTCGTCTGCAAACGTCTCTAGTTGTTTTTTAGTTGCTATCAAGAACTGCTGTTCATCTCCAGCTGCGTTATCTATTTGGTCTTGTAGGTTTCGCAAAACCATCCTTAACTGACCTATCGAGTTTGGAGACTGTGCGTTGTACACTGAGCTAGTTATAGGATTCTTTTTAATTTTAGATATAGCGTTTTCTATTGCAGGAGAACCTTTTAGAGTACGCAAGTTTGGCAACATTTCCGAAGGTACAATGTCTGCATCAGCTTTGGCATATAACTGTAAAACAGCCTCAGCAACGCCCTCTTTTCCTTCTGGAATAATCGTAGCAACAAGGTCGTCAATAAGCTCGTCTAAGTTTTTAGCGTTGCTTCCCATAACATCAGCAATATATCTTACGCTATCGTCAGATAGCTTTGCTGACGTTTTTAACTCTTGAGACAACAAAGCAGGGTCTGCAGTTGCTTGTCCTGGAGTTAATACAAGTCCTCTTTCTGCTGCTTGTTCAATAGTTTCAGCGCCTTCCTGTCTTACAATTTCTCCAGGTCTAAGCTCTATATTCGCAGGGGCAATATCGCCTCTGCCTCCGTAAAACACAGAAGACCCTAGTCTTCCTAATCCTATCGTTGAAGCCATCATCACAGGAGCAAGAGTAGCTCCTAGTGTGCTGTTTAACAGCCGTGCAGAGCTTAATGCTCCTGCCTGCTCAGGATCCTCCACAAACGTAAACAGACCACCACCAGCGCCTATAGCTGTTGTTCTTTTTAAAGAAGTCTTAAGATTCTGACCCTTTGTGGCATAGATATCTGCAGCAATAATAAGACTGTCAGCAAGCGTGTCTCTAGCAAGTGTTTGACCCAAAGACATATTATCAGTTTGTTCTGCTGCTAAGATAGATCGAGTAAACTCAGCTGTTTTGCCCTTTGGTACAGCACCAGCTGTTTCTGCCATAGATAAAAACACCTGAGCAAAACCAGCGTACGAGCGTAGTCCTCCAGACTTCAGCACGTCGTTCCAAGTAGCTTTTTCTTCATTTATTTCTTGTTGTTGTACTGCCAACAAAAGTTTGTCTAAATCTTCCTCAGAAGCTTCAGGAGCGGCTATAGAAACAGGAACCGTGTCTTGTTCTTCTTCGGGAGTTTCTAAAACGTCAATATAAGTCTTCTCTTCCTCTGTTACTGGAGCGTTGAGAAGGTAATCAAAATCTTCGTTCATTTTTAATCTCCAGTTTAGTAAGGCATTACAAAACTTATGTCGGTATTATTATCTAGGTATAAGCGACGTAAGAAAAGCATTGGAGGCATTCCCGCCTTTTTAGCCAAGCCTTCTATTTCTTTGTAAGTTATTCTTTTAGGAGCTGTTGTTTTTCCTTCGCTATCAATAACACTGGTAACAAAAGTCATGTTTTCTTTTTTACCTTCTCCTGATTCATACAGACGCCACATCTTTTCTACGTCGTTAGACGGAATAAACGCTGTTGCAGGAAAATCACGAATAAACTTAGACCAGTTGTTTTTAGCAGCTTGGATTTTTTTAGAGTCTGCTCCTGCTTTACTTAGCGCAGAAGCCCTTAAAATTTGACGTGTGTTGGCAGACTCCATGTAAGTCAAGAGTTTATCATAGCCTTCTGCAGTGCTAAGCAGGTTTGGAACAGAAGCAATAAACGCTTCGAATTCTCTGTTTGAAATAGCGCCTTTAGTTGCTTGAAGACGAGACCTAACAAAGTCTTGAGTAAAAGCGTTAATAACGCCACTAGCTGTTGTTGCGTTGGCTATTTTTTGATACATAGGATCTTCTTGTGGAACACCCAAAAGCGTCATGGCTTGTTGGGTTGCTCTTCGAGCGCCGTCTAACGTGTTTGCACCAGCACCAAAAATGTTTGGATTGTCGTTAGCAATTATTCTTGCTTCTGCAATCAAAGATAAATTTGATTCTGCCTCTGTAGCAAGAGCGTTTGCCGTTGTAACCTCGTTAGCTAAAGCGCCACCAAGATCTTTAGCTAGTTGAGTTTCTTGTGTACTGCTTACATTGACTGTTGTTGCGGGCTTAGAGCGAATACTTAATCCTTCTAAATCTTGCGTAGACATTAGAGTATTGTCCCCTAAACGCCTTGTTTTTCCGTCTTTGCCTTGAACTGTTTTTTCAACAATTTGTCCGGCATTGTTTTGCCACTCAGTAATCGTAAGACCAATTTCCGCTTGCTCTGGTTTTGAGGCAAGATAGTCTCTAATAAACTTAGTATCGGCCCCTTTCAAAGCAGCAACCATTCGGTTGTTTCCTCTTTCTTGGGCTATAGAAACGGCTCTATCTTCTAGTGCTTTTCTATTCCTTTCTTTTGTTTGAAGCTGTTCTTGAGCAAGAGTAGCCTGTCGCTTAACTTGTCCACGCTGTTCTGCTTGTGCAATTTGCTCAGGTGTAGCACCTAAGCCAACAAGAGAACCAACAGCTTCTTGGTAGTCACGGCCTTCTGCTGCTGCTTGTTCTAAACCAAATAAGCCGCCAGTAACGCCGCGCTGAGTCTGCTCACGCTCCTCTTGCATCCGCTGTGACGCCCTAGTCAAAGAAGGACCAGCTGCTGCTGCTCTACCTACTTGATACAGGTTCTGACCAAATGCAGGCTGCATAAGACCCTGTAGTAATCCTTGTGAAAACTTAGCCATTAGTTTTCTCCCTTAGCCTATACCTAGTAGTTCAAACAGTGGGTTAACAAGCTTAGTAACGCCATCACCCATACCGACTTGCTGTGGTGTCAACAGTCCTGACAGGAGACCAGTACCTAGTTGACCGTAGAGGTTAGCTTGTCCAAGACCTGAACCAAGCAGTGCCTCAAGTCCACCCATTTGTGCTTCACCAAACAAACCAGCGCCAGTTAGCTGACCACGTTGCGCCATTTGTGCAGCTGGCATACCTGCTTGTAGGACGTTCAATGCTTGCGCTTGAGGTGTGTAACTAGCGCCCATGAACTGACCACCTAGCTGTGCCTGTTGCATCTGCTCAGCTTGCGCCTGTTGCATTGCACTTAGCATCGCCTGGTTACGTGCTTCTTCCTGAGCCTTAGCCAAAGCAAACTGCTCAGGTGCACCTCCGAATTGCGCTGTACGCAAACCTAAGCGTCCTTGTGCCGCTAAACGCTCTTCAGTGGCAAGACGCTGTCGTTGCTCTTCAGGACGCTGTGCTTCCCTTATGCGCTCAAAGACAGCCTGCTCACGTGCCTGCGTAGGTTGCATAGCCTGTTGATAAAACTGACCTGCACCTCCGAACATCTGCTGTTGGAACGCTTGTTCTTCTGGAGACATGCCTACAGTAAGACCACCTTCAGGAGTAGTAGTTAATGCTCCTCCTGTTCCTGTCGTTACTGTAAAAGGTTGGAAACGTGTTTGCTCTACACCAGTAGTAGCAATGTCGCCTGCTTCCCTTCTTGCTTGTTCACCTATTTCACCAAGACGTTGATAAGCTTTACCTGTAAGTAAACCACCAGCACCTATGGCACCTAAACCCAATAATTGATTCAAATCTATCATAGTAATTTACCCATTAAAGCCATTACGTTGATCTCCTGTAGTGACAGTTGTGAACCGTCAATCTCTGCTTCTAAACCTACAACAATACTAGTTCCGTAGCCTGTTGCGTTTAAACTTCTTTGGTTGGTCAAAGCGCCACCTGTGAACTCCACAGTTGTGTACTCGCTTTCACCGAAGAAACCAGTAATCTGGTCTCCTACCGTAAACTCTGCTGTTGCGTACGTACCTTTGAAGTCATACGCCCACTTCATAAATACTGTTGCGTTGTTCGCACCAACTAACGTAGGCTTTAGCTTCTTAAGAATCTTAACTCTAGAACTATCGCCAAATGTTAAGCTTGGGCTGTAGTACTTAAAGCGGTAGCCTAAACCGTTGTCTTGGTAACCAATGTACTCACTAATGCCTTCAGACGTGCCTATGTAAAAGTCACCGTTGTCTAAACGTGTGTAGCAACTAAAGCCGGTAGAAGGCCAACGAGTAACACGGTAGGAACCATTCTCTGTTGTTCCTCTAACGTCAAAGCAGTAAGTGTTGTCCTGACCTACAAAAGTTAGTAGGTAAAAACCTTCTTCAGGACTATAAGCAGACCTAAAGAATGTATTTTCTGTCTGCAAGGCGTTAATAATGTCCTTACTAATGTTTGCTGACAAACTACTAACAGGCATGGACTTTTGTTGTATTGTACGTCCAAAGCTCTTTAAACCAGTGTGTGACAGGAATAGTACGTCCGTACCAGTGTACTGAACAGTGTCCCTGTCTACGCAACCGATACCAGCTACAGTGTCCTGAAGAACCATAGTTGCTGGTGCTTCTGCTCCTTGGTACACAATGATGCTGTGCTTACCAAAGATAATTAGGAAGCCGTTGTGTGCAGCTAGTGCTACAATCTCGTCGTAACCGTCAGGCCAGACTTTAGACACGTCAATGGAGCCACTAGTACCGCCTGAGAAGTCATGGCCTATCAAAAGGTCAGACCAGTAAACAATAGAAGGACTACCACCAACTCCTGTTACCCAGAGACGACCGTAAGCTGACAGCACTTCGTTACCTAGCACAACACCGGCAGCACCAGCTACTGAGTCTAGACGTACCACTGACGAACCGTCGTACACTAAAGGTTCGTGAGAAGCTTGAAACAAGTAGGCTTTGTCGTTAAAGTTAACAATCTTCCAGTTGTCTGCTGTTACCGTGTAACTTCCAGGCGTAGCGTCAGTAAGCGTAGTAGTACCTGTGAATATCTTGTTATTGCCTACAGACAACACTACGTTGCTACCGGTACTTCTATCAAACTCTTTTACAGCCCTAATCGTACCAGAACCTAATGCTGTTTTATTAGTTGTAATGACACTATGACCCTTACGTGCCGCAATACGACCACGTTTGTCAATCACAGCGTTGTCTGCTATTTCAGCAAACGACGGGTCCTGCGCCAACGGTGAATCTTCGGTGTTAATACCTTTGAACGCTGGCGCTACAAGATTAATACTCTTTAGTTCTTGAGCCATATCAGATAGTCCTAAAGTACATCTCTTCTGGATGCTTAGCTGCGTCTATTGCGATAGCGTCAGACAAATATCTATCAGCAATACCAAAGTACTCAGCAGTAGAAGTTCCTCCTGTTTCTCCACGTTCACGAGCCAACAAAGCAACAGCTAGGTGTACTACAGGTTGCGAAGGTATCAGCAACGTGTCAGTATTAGCACTCAAGTCACCTTGTCGTTTAATCACGTCAAACCGCAAGCTGTAGACACCGTCAGGAGTTGGGCCTACGAGTACTTGCGTGTCACCACTAGCGTCAAGGCCGTTGTACGTGTAGTACATAGGTGCGCCTGTAGCAGCATTATTAATGTACAGTTGCTCGTTAAACCAGTCCTTACTTTGGTACTCCATAAAGACATTACTAGTGTCGTTAAGAACACACATAACCTTTACGTTGTCGCCACAGTCCGTCAAGGAATAGGTATTGTCGTCGGCTGTAGTAGAAACAGTAATAGTGCTTCTCAAGGCTGACCAGTCGTTAGACTCCTCTACTAACTTCTTAGCGTCGTTAATAAAGTCACCAACCATCTTGTTGTAAGTAGTGCTAGTAACCGACGTGGTTTCTTCTTCACGCAGCCTACGTAGCACGTTATTCATAAGGTTCAAGTATGTCATCCGATATATTCCTTAAACAAACTGCTTGTTATTCCGGTTGGTCCTAATGTGTCCTGTAAAGACGCTACGTAGTCAACTTGAGGTGCTTGACCTATTTCTTCTAGTGTAGGCAACTCGTAATTAATGCCTGACATGAAAGGAGTAAAGTCAGTCTTCTTAGGTGCTGCCGCAGCTGCCATCATGCCTGTCCCACTACCAACACCAGGTCCTGAACCATCACCAGTACCAGTCCCTGTTCCAGCACCTGAACCACCTCCAGTTCCAGTACCGTCTCCTACACCAGTTCCAGCACCAGTTCCATCACCGTCACCGTCTCCAGTTCCAGTAGTGTCTTTGGCCTGCTCTTCAGCGTCCTTCCTTACTTCTTCAGAAGACTGTAGATCCTT